GCACTACATTGATAGTAATACACACCTGGTACTGTAGGTGTCCAACTAACTGTGCCGTTTGTAGGACCTTGATTAGTAGCCGCTGGTGTTGTTACTTGATCCCCAGTTCCGCCGCCTTGTGTGTGTTTAATATACAAAGGATGTGCGTTTGTACTGTTTGTAATTTCAATAGTATCACCTTCGTATATTGTAATACTTGGATCATTGCCACTTACAGCACCATTACGGTCTGTAGCACTAGAAAATGTGTAATCAATTGAACCATTTGATGTAGCAATTGTAAAAGCATGTGTAACTGGACTAGTACCCGATTGTGTATCTGTAAACAACAAATCTTGTGTAGCATTATTGTGAATGTATGTTTTCATTTGCGCTGGCGTCATACCTGGATTAGCCTGAAGCACACTTGCTACCATTCCTGCTACCTGCGGAGATGCCATACTAGTACCTGATATCTTCATACATTCGTCTGTAGCACTTGAACCTGTAATAGGCGACTGTACTGTACTTACACTTGCTTCGGTGCCATCTGTTAAATCACAAGCACCTGATTTGTCTGTACTAGCACAACTCATAATACTTGTTCCCGGCGCATATATATCAACGCCTGGACCGTGACAACTTGACTCTGCTTTTTGTTCTAGTGATCCTTGATAACTAGTATCTATATTGCCAACCATAAACGCATTTGTGCTGTATGGACTGCTACCTCTGTAAGGATTTTCTGCGCCGTTGCCCACAGTGATTGTATCATTCCAGTTGTCGCCTGTAGCGGTATCGATGTACCAGTAGCTGTTACCTGCTGCTATACAGAAGTGTATACCTGCTGCTATACATTCTTCAACATCAGCATCTACACTTGCTACTCTAACATTAAGTCTTCTACTACCACTAAAGTATTGTGGAATAATACCAAAATATGTATACCAGTCTGCGTCACTGTTGGCCACACCATTGGTTCCTGGTGTTAAACTATTACCTCTATAGCTTATGGCAGTAGGGTCAGTACTACGTGTTCCGCTGTATCCCCAACTAGCATTGACTACTGTAGGGCGCTTAAATCCAGTCTTAGGGTCCACTGGCTTGTTGTTGTGCCAGCCTTTGATAACATCAAAACAATTGCTTACACTAATTCCGCCACTATCGCCTGCGCCTTCTAATCCACCAACTTTTACACTATATATGTCAGCATCTCGTGCCCAGCCTAGTGTGCGCCCTGCTACAGTACCACCGCAGTGTGATCCGTGTCCATTATAGTCTCTATAATGGTTTGCACTCATTGTACCGCTTACACCACTGTGATCGTACCAATCGATTTCTTTTACTCTACTTAGTGCATCTGGTGAATATCCTGAGTGTCCTGCATCAAATGGATTGCCTGTGTCCCCGTCACCAAATAAACTCTGTATAGCTCTTTTAGAAACTTTAGCAATACATGGTTCGATATACTTTTTAAATAACGCATAACCTAACGGAAGTGTTGATTCAATTTGTGCTGGTGTTCTAACATCGTCTGTCCATTCAGGAGCAAGACTACCGCCATCCCATAAACTTGAATAATCAAACATACAAAAGTTTAGTAGATACAAGTATTCTTTTGCTGCTACTTCAAATGCGTCTGAGTCAGTTTTCCACGCATTTGCTGGACTTTGATAACCCGATGGATCCCATTTGCTTGCGTCAAATGCTTCTTCCATTGCTGCGAATAGCTCGCCACTTTGCCAGTCAGCAGCTAAGTAAGCATACATTTTTAAATCATCTGCTGGCAGTCCGTGCATGTGTATTGTATGAAATATGTGTTCGATAACTTCTTGAGCATCAATATCACCAGTTCCTGGCGTGCCACTACTGTTTTGATACCATACCATATCGTTCATTTCGTGACTATCTAAAAAGTTAACATAACCAGCATACTGTGCTGCTCCTTCGTCTGTTAACCAATTTGGTGTATATGAAGCACCGCCGCCATATCCAACACGTTGCGCTGTTTGTTTTCCTTGGTGCCAGCTAACTTCAGCATCGCCTCTAAGTGTAAGTATTAATTTTTCTTGTATTGGAGGTGAAACATTTGCTGCTGTTGGATCAAGGAACCAATTATACATCTGGGCAACTTTATTACCCCATTCATCAGGCACTGTTGTTGCTCCACCAACTGCTCCAGCTAAAACAATTTTTACACCTTTTACTTGTATAGATCTGTCAAAAACTGCTCCGTTTGTACTATCAGATGTTATTGCACCTTTGTTGTACATATCGTTTGAATTGTAATTAATTTTTGTAAATTCTATATGATCGGATTGTAATCCCGAATCTTGTATTACAATGTCAACACCTTGCCCTGTTAGTGTATGCGGAAAGTCTGCTGTGACACTGGTTGTACCACTACCCCATAAGTCTTCTCTAACAACACATCTAGCATTACCCCAATTTAAATCTGCTGCGGTAATAGCACTGGTTTTTCTAAATGCATCGGTAACAAGTGCGTTATTACCAATTTCAATATCGTCTCTAAGTTCGGGCGGAATTTGTACATCAACTACTCTAGCATCACTACGTAACGCAACAGCTTCTTCGTCAGTCAAACTGTAATGTGTGTTACGCTGACTCAATGGTCTTGCGTTTGCTACTGCAACTGTGCGATTAGGAATATCTCCTGCACCCGTGTTTGCAATCATTTCTGCATTGAATGCATCGTAGTCAACACCTGCTTCTAGTGTGACAATATATTCTTTTTCGCTCATTTAAGCCCCCTTAGATTAAGTTAGCCCATGCACCGTTTTCATAACCTTGGAATTTGTTATCCGTTGTATTGTATATAATGTCGCCGTTTTGGGCTGCTAATGCGTTTCTTTCTGTTGTAGTAAAACTTGCCATACGTAGTGATGAACTTGTTACCACAACAGCATTTCCTGCTGTTAAGTTTAAGTTAGCACTTGCACTAATTTCTGGTGTTTCTGTACCTGTTGATATAAATCTATCTGCTGTTACAGTATTAGTTACTACTAGATCATTTTCAACTGTTAAATCACTACTTACAGTTACAGCTGGAGTCATTATAATTCCACTACTGTCAGTAGTATCTATGGTGCTCGAACCAAGTGTAAAGTTTCCAATAGAAGCACCGCCTCCACCGCCTGTTGCGCCCCACGCACCATTTTCGTATGACTCTAATTGGGTAGTTGTAGTATTGTATAATATCATGCCGTTTGCTGCTGTAAGCGCATCACGTTCGGCAGTTGTTAAACTTCCTACTTTTATTTCGCCTTGGATGTCTAATTTAGCTGCTGGAGCATTTGTACCTAAACCAATTAACCCGTCTTTGTTAAAGATTGATTTTGATGCAGTATAAGAACCCGCAGTATCGTGAACAATCTGCATAAAATCTTTTGTTACATTTACAGCGCCAAAAGTAGTTGCACCATTGGAGTCGTCTCTTGTAAAGTTTAAAACACCTAAAGTTCCTGTGTTTCCTGAAAGATCGTTATCACTCATTTGCTTTACATTTATAACGCCGGCAGCGTCTTCTGAGTTAACATTGATAGCATTGCTTGTTCCGCCTTCTACTGGCTGAAATGTTACACTTGTAAATCCGTCAGCTGGTTCAATATATCTAGTAGCTAGAAAGTCCATACTGGCTCTAAATGCATTTACCCCATTATTTACTCCGTCAACTAATACAGTTGAATCGTCACCAAATACACTACCTGTTACATCACCTGTAAGAGTGCCTTCCAAGCTAGTAGCAGTAACACTAACTAAGTTATCTAAAGTGTTATTTGCTGCATCAAACACCACTGTCGAATCTTCTGCAATAACATCGCCTTGAATATTAATAGCATATGTTTCACCAGCACTAACACCTTCACCGCCGCCTCCGCCGCTATTATTATCTGCACCTATTACCCATTCTGCACCGTCATACTTTAAAACACTATTTGTTGTTACACCTGTTGTGTCTACATCAGTAAGTTGGTTAAGTGTAATGCCTGTTAAGTTACTACCATCGCCGTAATGGTCTGCACTTACTCTGCCCAATGCTGCATCAACTAATACTGTAGTGTCATCACCTCTAACATTACCTTGTATATCAATTGCATACTCTTGGCCTTCTTCAATACCGGCTCCACCAGCAATACCAGTTAACCCGCTGCCGTCACCTACAAAAGCGGTTGCACTAATATTCCCTGTTCCTGAAATATTAAATCCATTTAAACTTAAATTTTGAGTTAATGATGCAGGCGAGCTTCCTGCGCTACTTGATACTAGTACTCCGCCTTGTGTTGATCCGTCACCAACATATATCTGTTTAGTATCAGTTGTGTATATTAGTTCGCCAACAGCAAATGTCTCGGCAGCTCGCTCTGCATTGGTTCCACGTCTTAGCTGTAATGCCATTTGAAAATTCTCCTAGGTGATATTTTGTTATATGTATTTATCACCTAGGAGCAATTATCATTTATTTAATTTGAGAAAACGTTTAACACGTTTAGTCAAGTCTTTTCTAATGCGATCCATGTCCATACGGAAATCTATATTATCAATAGTTGGTTCGTATTCTTGAAACAGCGTTTCTAAACTTTGCTCAATATCATCAATTGATTGCTTCTTACGACTATCTTTGATATCAACTTCCCATACATTACCGTCTTTAAACTTAATAATGCATTTTTTCATATATTCAATTGGTAATATTTCAATTTCAATATCTTGAAATATATCATCCCAATCAGTTTCGTCGGTCTTGTTATTTGGATCTGTCACTCACTAGGCGCTCTCGGTTGCTTTTTTTGTTGTCTTACGTTTAGTTGGCGACAGTTCTTCGGCCTGTTCTCTTAGAGCTTTTGCTTCTTTAAACAGTCTGTCAGCATCACTACGCAACTTGGCAGCAATAGCATCATCAGTTAACACTTCACTTTGAGGAGCTTCTAGTGTAGCAGGTGCTGGAGTTTCAACTGGTGCAGTTGTTTCTGCTGTTGGGTTTGCTTGGCTTTTAACTGCAAGATCATCAATTGCAACACCTTTTTGCTGTGCAATAACTTCGTTCAATTCACTTAGTAGCACTACACTTGATCTGTTAGGAACCATTTCAATTTCGTTTGTTGGAAATTTACGCATATGACCAGTTGTATGTAGTCCAGTTAACATATTTCTACCATCTGAAAGATATGTACGTTGCATTGCTTCGTAAAACTCATCTGCTCTTTGTCCTGCATCTGATTCAACTAACTTCATTAGATCGTCATGATCTGCTGCTGCTAGAGCATCTGATGTAACAACCAAGCACGAATATGGATCGTTTGGAATCGTACGATACGCTACAACTACCTTTCGTTGATTGTTTTTAATTCTTCCTACGTGTTTATACATGTATTACTCGCTTTCTGTAGCCTCTGGTGCTGGCGCCGCGGCTGCTGCGGCCTCTGCTGCTTCTTTGGCTTGTTTTTGTTGCTCTTCAACATTGTTTAGGAACAACTCTAATTTATTATAGATAATACCTACAGCTGCCATTTCTTTTGGTTTAAATGCACTACGTTCACTAGCAACATCAATGATGCCTTTCATAGTAGCTAGATCCTGGATTGTTAGTTCGTTTGGATCCGGTTGTGTTTGTTCTTCTGCCATTTTAATACTCCTATTATAAATTACTTATTTGGCTTTTTTTAATTGTACTTCAGATGTGGACAAGCTAATAAGAAATAGCTAAGTTCTGAAGGTGATTCAAATCCTACTTTCAATGAAGGTGTGATTTGATCGTTTACTAATTGGACCGATCGTCCAATAAAATATCTACCGTTACAGTTTAATGTAATCCATTCTTCCATTGCACTAATAATATTATATTTCATTGCAAAGGTCGTTGTTTCAAAGTAAGGAGGACAGAAGTCCAACTTACGTATATCTAAAACATTTAAAGGATTAATTTTGCCTTTTATCACGCAGCCTCCTCGTAGTGTGCTGTCATGCCAAATGGCGCCTCAAGGTTCTTATCGTGATGCGAATGAATAACAAATACTGTCTCACACCAGTCTGGGTCGCCCCAGCTATCCCAAGCATAACCATCGGTAAACATAATAAAGCGTTTAGGCTGAATACCTTGTTCTTTCATATAACGCCAGTTAGCATCAAAGTCAGTACCACCGCCGCCTACAACTTCGTATTCGGTGATTTCACGTCCGTCGTCGCCTGCAAAATCATCTTCGTTGTATACATCTGTATCGAAGCACCAGATCTTAATTTTATAATCTTTAAACTGATCCATAATGCCTTTTACTTCACCTAAAAAGTCTGCGGCTTGTGCATTACCAATTGATCCACTCATATCAATTGCAACACAAATATCAATAGTTTCGTCAAAATTCATACCTGGAAGAATAGCACCAGTATGCCAGCCTTTGCGTGATGGGCGACTAAATGTATAATCGCTTTTAATAGTACTTTGAATCTGTTGTTGAATAAGCTCACGCCAGTTCATTTTAGGTTCTGTAAGCTCTTTGATCAAACGCTGTACACCTGCAGGAGTATTGCCAGCACCTGCACTTTGTGATGCTTGGATCATTGCTTCTTTAATTTCATCTTTAATAGCTTCACGTTCAGCTTTGCTATAAGTTGGACGACCTTTGCCTTCTCCTTCGTCGCCGTCGTCACCTTCGCCTTCCCAATCAATATGTTCGTCTAGCATTTCGCCTAGTTGTTTTAAGTACTCTTCGCCGTTCTGTTTAGCTTGTTCAAACAGATCGTCGTACACTGCTTCACTAGCCCATCCACGGTATTTAAAGTCTTGGAAACAATTTACAATACTTGGAATAGTTCCAATACGATCGTCGACTAATAAGTTATTAACAATGTAGTCACATGCAATATTGTATAGTCGAGGATCTCTATCTTCTCTACGTGTTAAATGATCAAACACCATATGTAGAATTTCGTGTGCAAGAACAAACTCAATTTCTTTATTGTTCATTGCATTAAAGAACTGTACATTATAAAACAAATTACGACCGTCGACAGCGGCAGTAGGAAGCCAATCAGCACGTTGGACTTTTAAACGTGTTGCCATATTACCAAAGAAAGGGTGTCGTAATAGCAATCCGATACGAGCAGTAATAATACGTTCGTATACATCAACGTCCATTTCGTCTAACTGTTTATCTGTTAGATCCGGATCTGGTTGCCATGTACGCAATTCAGATGCAGTTTTTTCTGTTGACATTTTCATTGCAACATACTGTGGTAAAAAGTCTAACATATTGTATTCTCCTTCAGTGCCTATATACTTATAATACACTTTTATTTACGTTTTGTCAAGAGAAAAGTTGGGCGAGATTGACCCGCCCAACTGTATGGCGTCTTATGCACTCTGAGCAGCCTTGATATACTTACCATAACGGTCATGGAATTCATCAAAACATGCAATTGCATCTGGATCAATTGGTAGTGAGTATTGCGTAAGAGCAAGTTTGATACCCATAACAACTAATTCAGTTTCAAAGTTATCCATTGCAAAGCGTAAAAAGTTATTAACTTTGTCGTCAAACTTTTTATCATTTTTGTCACATGCTTCTTTAAGCTCGTAACAAAGACTTACAGTCAAGGAATACTTGGCACTGATTTCTTGTGTCTGTAATTCTTTTACTTTGCCAGATAAAATATCGCTTGGATTAGGCATACTAGATGCTATCTTGCGATGCGCCATAAATTTAATTCCAAGTCCTTCTCCAACAGAACCAGCAACTAGATCGGTTGTAGTAGACTCGTCATCTTCGTTATCTTCAAGTAGTTCTGATACAAATGTCCATGAGCGAGGAGAAGCAAATGAACGGCTAGAACTACGTGGATCAAAATCGTACAAATCGCCTTTGGCAAAAGTTAAGTAGCCAACTACGTCTTTGTGGATATTGTTGTCAACCGACCATTCGAACCAGTCGTCAAAGCTGACAGCTAATTCTAAGTGAACGAATCGATTAGCAAGTGGAGCAGGCATACGATATGTCACGCCTTTGTCTGCTTCACGGTTACCTGCGGCAACAATTACAACGTTGTCTGGTAATTTGTATTCACCAATACGACGATTAAGTGTTAATTGATAAGCAGCCGCTTGTACAGCTGGCGCCGCAGAATTCATTTCATCTAAGAACAATGTAATATGATCGTACTTAGATGCCATTTCTTCATCTGGCAATTCCATAGGTGGTGCCCACACCATTTTACCTTGTGTTGAATCAAAGTAAGGAATGCCTTTAATATCTGTTGGTTCCCAAAGAGATAGTCGAATATCAATCAAATGACTATTATGAAAACTATCGGTTACTTGTCCTACAATATCTGACTTACCAATACCGGGAGGACCCCAAATAAAGATAGGACGTTTTTTGCGCATTGCCCGGCGCAAACTTGCTTTTGCCTTGTTTGGCGAAACTGTTCTTAAATCTGACATGCTATATTCCTCTCATGTTTATCAGTGCCTATAAACTAATATAACATTGGAATAGTTGGTTGTCAACCTCTACTTGGCAAGTTTTCTGATCTTTTCATAGCTTTTGTTATACCGTACTTACGAAGATCGCCACTGAACAGTGTAAGTTCGACTGCCTTTTTCTCGTTGGTTACATATATAGCAGTATTGTCAAGGTAATACGGACAGTCAATAAATTGATCTAAAAATATAATCACTTGTGTGGTAATTGGCATATCGGGCGGATATAGTATTTTATAGGTTGCTAGATCAATTTTAGAAAGCATATCAAAACCTTCTTCAGTTAAACGAAGTCCACCTACTTCTTTTTCTCTAGTGTTCTTCCACCATGTTGGAAAGTACTGAGCTATGTTCTCTTTACTAATTGCTAGGTTAAGTTGTTTTAAAAAAAGTTTTGTATATACTGTCTTATTCATCTGTAACTTTTTCGCCTGCTGTTAATTTAAATACAGCAAAGTCGTTAGTCTTAAACATTATGTTTAGTTTCTTTGAAAGATTAATTGCATGTCCAGGATTTGAAAAACTTGTCTTCTTATACTTAGGTCCAGGATAATTTGTTAATTTGTTTTGTGACTTCAAGTTAAATGGTTTGTCTTTATAGAATACCGCCCAGATAGCTTCGGCATCAAGTACCTGCTCACTCTTGTAAGTTTTACCGTCTACAAATTCCATTAATATATTTGGTGCTGGTCTACTCATGTGCGTATCCTTTAGTTATATACGCATATATTTATCATTTTAAATGTCTATTTCCATTCACCACCGCCACCTATTTCTACTTTTATGATATCATCTGACGCCCCACTAGCATTTTCTTTTACAAATTTTTCAAGATCTCCGTGTAATCGACTCATTAGTATACCTAAAGTAAACGAAAGATTTTTTGCTTGTGCAATATCCATACGAACTTCTTTGGAACGACTGTTTTCAGCAGCCTGAACTTGTTTGATAAACTGTTGTAATGGAGCAGTATTAAGTGGTTCGTTTGACATTACTTAGAGCCAGTTTCATTTCAATTTCAGTTTTATACGGACCCATGTATTCGTTACGTTCTACTGTAACCTGTTTTGGACAAAAACTTTTAAGCCAGTTTACATTAAACTTAATTAGATAATATCCTGCACAATAAACACTACGACTTTTTTCACTTTTTGTAAATAGTGGAAGTTTGTTTTGAATATCAAACATACTATTGTATGGTGTTGTGCGTGTAGGAAATCCGTGTACTAAAAATTCTGCTTGTTCTTCCGGTGCAATAACTTTTGCGGTTAAAAAACTTGCCCCAAACTTTTTAGTTAAGTCTTTTGCATCAGGGTGAAAAGTAATTTTACCTTTATTACTGAAAATAAATCCGTCGTCACTTTTACTAAGTGTTCCAACTTTTTCACCTGCTTCTTCAACAATCCAAAACTTGTCCTGTAGAATTGGTTTAGCATTAATTGTCATTTATATACCTCGCTTGTAAGGGTGTTGCATATGCCTGTGCTTGGTCTGCAATACGTTGCATATCCCATTTAGCACAGAACTTCATAAGACGCATACCTACTTGTTGTACTGTTTTAGGTGTTGCATTCTCTTTGATAGTACTATTAATTATCTCTCTAATTTCTGCAGGTTGTGCAGTCAAGTCACATAGTACAACATTGCGATTGTAGTCATCTAGTACACGATGTTCTACACCTTCATGATCGGTCCAGCGTTGCAACATCATGTTATTCCAGTTATAGCCTTTAGTGTCTTTATCGGCAAATGCTTCTAACAATCCTACTTTATTCTTAGTGCCTTTCTTGCGTACACCAGGGTATGCACTAAACACATTGTCACTAGTGTCGCCACGCATACACTTTTCAAACAACATAAAGTCAGGCTCGGGCGCAGGCTTAGGCTCTTTAGTTTTCTTATCAATAACAGGCTCACGCTTCTTATCGTCAAAGTAGCCTTCGTGTGTAATAATAGTATTGCTAACACCATTGTACTGTTGTACATTAGGTGCAATAAGTTGTGCAAAGTCACCGTCAGTACTAATAATAACATGATTGTCATTAGGGTGTGATTGTACCCAACCTGCAATAAGATCATCTGCTTCTAGCTGAGGATGTCGCATAACAGTACAGTTAGTCTTGTTTGTAATAAAGTCCTTAAACTCATCAAAACATTCCCAAAACACTGTATCTTCTTCTTGCTGACTAGGAGTAAGTGCATCACGTGCAACTTGTCGATTGCGCTTGTAAGGCTCATAATAGTCCTTGCGCCAGCTACGACCTTCTAAACAAAATACAACATGATCTGCATCAAAGTCTTGCCATGCTTTTTTAACACCACTAAGTGTAATATGAAAGGCCATACCGACTTTAGTGTCAATATCGCCACGCACTACATGCCTTGCACGAAAGAACGTGTTAGCAGTGTCTACTAGAATATAAGTTGCCATTAGTTTGCCTATTGTTGTTTATATATACGATTATATACGATTATAT